CCTTACTCAAAGATACACAGCCATAGGGCTAGTCTATAGTAGTACTACTGTATAGATACTACTATAGTACTACTGTATAGATACTACTACACATAGGGGGATAGGGGGAGGGGGTGTATAAGAACTATCATAGTAGATACTACTATAATAGATACTACTATATACTACTATACTATAATACTACTACTTCATATCGAATTCGATGTATATCGATGTCGATATCGATGGCATATAAGAACAATACATGTATGTATACTAGTTAAAGTCAGTTTCACATACGTTCAACGAGAAAAATAGTGTCTATATTGGTTAGTGCATCGATTTCGATGAGTTTCGATACTAGGTAGTATTAGTAGTAGTAGTATTATCTTATATAGTAACACGGCAAAGGGCAGGCTGGAGCAAAGATGCCACACTAAGTACCGTCGAATTCGATACTATTCGATAGTAGTATATATTAATATAGTATTGTAAGACAACTAATATTAACTATATTAGATAGTAGTAGTATTGTCTATAGTAGTACTGCTGTAGGTAGTGTTTTAACTAACCTGCTTATATAGTAGGGGAATTGTCTTTGTCTTTCCCTTTCTGTTTATATAGGAGGAGTTTAGTGATAAGAGATAATGACAAAAATAGATTGGTTGTAGTTGGAACCATATTAAGCAAGATGCTGGATCATATTGAAGAGATTCATCAAAGTGGTTCACCCCCAACTTATAGAAAACTACTTGAGTGTAGTAGTAGAATAGAGACTTTAATTAGAGAGTCATTAATTGAGATGACAATAAAAGACGCGGAGGACATAATAAATGCAAATAAAGAAGACGTGGAAGATTAAATTAGATATAGCTAATAGAATACATGAGTTTGATATGATAATTAGAAATAGCACTGAACAACCTACCAAGGACGCTATTTTAAATGAGTACTCATCCCATTATCATAAAAGTACAGGTAGGGGTTTACCACATACTACTGAAATAACGAGTATAGAGGAAATCTAATGCCAAGAGGTAGGCTTACAGCCAAACAAACGAAATACACACATCTAGTGGCGTCTGGGATGGATGAAACTGATGCAGTTAATGAAGCAGGGTACCAAACTAATAATGTACATCAGATTCTATTTAAATTAAATAGAAATAAGCGAGTACAAGAACGTATAGATATGCTATGTAATAAAAGTACTGTTACATCGGCAGCAACTAGAGCTGATAGAGAGGCTTTTTGGACAGATATAATGAATGATTCAGCTAATAGTATAAGTAGTAGACTAGAAGCATCTAAGCTATTAGGTAAAGCACAAGGTGACTTCGTTATAGTACAGAAGGTAGAAAATGAAGTTAAGGTTAATCCAGTAATGATAATACCAGAAATAAGTCCAGAGAGATGGGCAGAGTACTGGGAGGATAATAAATAATGTTAGGCTTTCTTTTAAGTGTGGGTTTTTGGGAGACAGTATTACAAGAAGCCATAGCAGGATTAGTGATAGAAGGAGGTAATATATTATCCAAAGTATCTGGTGGTCCTGATATATCTTCTAAAGTTCGTAGAGGAGGATCTCTAATGGACGAAGACAGTATGGAATCTGAAATGGATGAATATATGGATATTGGTGTGGATGATATTAGTGCGGAGGATCTTCTAGAAGCGTTTATACGTGGTGATATAACTATGGAAGATATAAAAAATTTTATTTAATGAATAAGCAAATTATATGGATGCCTCAGCCCGGAGGTCAAGTTGCTTTTCTAACATGTCCTTATTGGGAGGTTTTGTATGAAGGAAATAGAGCCGGTGGCAAGACTGACGCCTTAGTAATGGATTTCGCTCAACACGTAGGAAAAGGCTATGGAGCGTACTGGAAAGGTGTACTATTTAGAGAGAGCGCACCACAACTTGATGACGTTATAGGTAGAACAAAGAAATACTTCCATCAGTTGTTTCCAGGAGCCAAGTATTTAGGTAGTATTGGTAAGCAGAAATGGGTGTTTGAAGATGGAGAAGAACTACACTTCAGAGCCATGAAGACCCCAGAAGATTACTACAAATTTCATGGGCATGAGTACCCTTGGATAGCGTGGGAAGAACTCACTAACTGGAGAAACAATGAATGTTATGAAAGTGTTAAGTCATTAAATAGATGTAGTAAAGAGGGAGTACCAATTAAATACAGATCAACATGTAATCCTTGGGGACCTGGACATTTCTGGGTAAAGAAGTATTTTATAGACCCAGCACCAGTGAGAACCAAAATAGTTAGTGAAGAAGGTAAGATTAGATTAAGAATACATGGTGAGCTAAAAGAAAATAAGTTCATGAACGTAGAAGAGTATGAAGCTATACTGAGGGCAATACCTGATCCGCACTTAAGATCAGCTTGGTTGGAAGGTTCATGGGATATTGCGGCGGGAGGTTTCTTTGAAGGTATATGGAACCCAACTAAACACATAATCAAGCCGTTTAAAATACCAAGTACATGGAAGTACATCATAGGGTTTGATTGGGGCTACCAGAAGCCCGGTTCTTTAGGTATTTGGGCTAAGAGTGATGGGAAGGTACTACCTGATGGTCAATACTTCCCTAGAGGATCAATAATACGAGTAGATGAGTGGTATATGGCTGAAACGGACCACAAAGGACAAACTGTACCAGATAAAGGATTGAGGCTAGATAATGAAAAACAAGCACAAGGGATTTTCGAAAGAACAAAAGATTTACCAACAATTCAATGGGTGGCTGACCCAAGTATATTCAGAAACCAAAGTGGTCCAAGCATCCAACGGCAATTTAATAAGGTATGTAAGCTACCATTTAGGGCGGCAGACAATGAAAGAATTCCTGGTTGGCAGTCGGTTATACGACTATTAGCTGAATCAGCTAAAGAAGCACCAGAACAGCCAGGACTTTGGATATTTAATACATGTAAGGAATGGTTACGTACAGTGCCGGTACTTATGAGGGATAGTAATAACGTAGAAGATATAGATACAACAGCAGAAGATCACATTGCTGATGAAACAAGATATGTGTGTCAAACGGTTAGACCACCGTTAAGGACAAATAGACTTCTCATATAGGAGGAAATATGACAACAAGTAAAGGAAATGTAAGTTCAACATCTGATATTTATGATGCTATGGAAGAAAATTGGGCACTACCATTAGCATTAATAGGTGGAGAAAAAACGATGAAGGAGGCTAATAGGCTCTATTTGCCTCAGGAACCTATGGAGGACGATGATCAGTACCTAAATAGACTGAATCGCTCTACATTAAAGAATTACTTCACCTGGGCAGTACATAATCATACAGGTAGAATCTTTAACAAACCTATAGTGTTAGGTGAAGACACTATAGACTTAATTAAGGATTACAATGAGAACTTAGACCTTATGGGTAACAATATTAATGGTTTTTATAGAGAAGTCTTTAAAGATATGTTGATCAAAGGTATTAGCTATGTATATGTAGATTACCCTAGAACACTTGAAGACTTATCTTTGGCAGAAGAGAAAGAGCTAAACTTAAGACCTTATTGTATCCATATCAAAGCGGAACAGTTGATAAACGCTGTACCTGCTGTAGTAAATGGTAGAGTAGTATTAGCTAGAGCCCATATACTAGAGAGTATAGAGATACCTGATGGACGGTGGAGTACTAGTACTGTAGAACAAGTAAGAGTATTATACCCAGGTCATTGGGAAGTATGGAGACCTAATAATAAGGCTGAATGGGTGATTGTAGATGCTGGTGACACAGACTTAGACTACATACCATTAGTGCCTTTATATGGTAGAAAAACAGGGTTCTATGGGGGTGTATCACCACTACAAGACCTTGCTAATATCAATAGAGCACATTGGCAGTCTCTATCAGATCAAATGAATATAACTCACGTAGCTAGAGTACCAATACTCTTTGGTACTGGGTTTGATAGTGAGGATGAATTAACTATAGGTGCTAAAGTATCTATACTGGGACCTGAAAACAGTACTTTAACTTATGTAGAACATACAGGTAAAGCTATTCAGGCAGGTATGGATGAACTTAAAGACCTAGAAGAAAGAATGCTATTAGAGAGTTTAGAACTAGTTGGTAGTAGTGGTAGTACAGCCACTGGTAGGGCACTAGATGTGTCTGATGCTAACTGTTCTTTACAAGACCTTTCCATTAGATTACAGGATATGATTACAAGAGTTAATCTTATAATGTGCGATTGGGAAGGGATAGAGAGAGCAGGGAATGCTCTCGTAAACACAGACTTCGGTTTACATATGCGTGATGGTTCTGAAGCAAACATATTACTTAAAATGCGCCAGAATAGGAGTATTTCTAACGAGACTTTCCATAGAGAAATGAAACGTAGAGGTATTCTTAGTACAGACTTTAACAGTGAGGCGGACATAAAACTATTAGATGAAGAAAATGCAAAGATGCCGCAGCCTTATGTTGATGAAAATGGAAAGCAAATTATGGGTAATAAGAACGCAGAAGATCTAGACACCGGTAAACCAAGAATAGAATAATTGTCGGGAGGACAAAATTATGGCACTAGAAGAAACAGTAACAAGTTTAGAAGGTATTGATGAAGCATTCCATGACCTTTATGTTGAGAAAGACGGGAAGTTTAATATTGACATAAGTGGATTGAAATCAGCATTAACAAAAGAAAGAACTACGAGGAAAACTTTAGAAAAAAAGTTAAATACTGGTAATGAAGAAGACCCACCTGATGTAGAGGAACTTAAGGTACAATTGAAGCAAGCTAATAACTCAATCAAAAGTATGAAAGTTACCAGCA